CAGAGGATGCCCATGCATCCTTTAGCGAAAATTCACTACCTTCGCTCCATTGTCCACTGACTTTGTAGTTCCAGTTGTAAACCGAACCAGAAAGAATAATTCTGGCACGAGGAACACTGAAACCGTAATTTGCATCGGTATCCGAACCGCTGCTGTATGAGTACCGAGTCTGCAAGAATCCACCAACATTTAATGTTGCAGGCAAATCGTTAGCAAACAAAGTACTTCTGGATGATGCGTCCATCATGACGTTATTTGTAATGTCTTCGATGGACGAGTAATCGTTAGCAGCAGCAACTCCGCTTACCGCTAATGATACAATAATAGCACTGATCTTTTTCATAATTTCTCCTTATGTTTATGATCATTTTGTCAAATCAACAATTTCACAGGAAGATCCAGAACACGCATAACTTTGTGTCCCAGTTGTGTTATCTTCCTTCTCATACTTACCCAAATCTAACCAATTCACTTCATTGGGCATTTTCTTCACTAAATTATCATAGTCTGCTTTACTGCATTCCTGATAAGGAGCTTGCTTGTATGTGTGATCACTGTGTGGAAGAAATGAAATACCAGAGATTTCATCAAAGTGATCATACACCCATCCACCAACTACTGGCCACTCTTCTTCTCTGACTGTAATAGTAACCGATGGTTTATGTTCACACCACGATCTTTGATATACAAGCCACAGCTCCAATTGCTCTATTGCAGTCATCTCATTTCTAGTAACACACTTATTGGGTGATTTTATAGGAAAAGAGAAAACTGTTACATGTTCTGGTTTCATTACATCTGCTTCGTAAGAAAATCCAGCATCTTTCATATAAGCACAAAGTGGATCTTTGTTATCTGCACGAACAGTTCTGATGTAATAGTCACTGTGTCTTGCGTGGATCCCTGAAGCGGCGTCTACGAGCTGTGAGACGGTTCCAGAAGGTTTTACACATGTTATAGCAACTGATTGGTTTATTCCAAGCTCATCAGCATGTTTCTTATTTGTTCGTATTGCAATCTCTCTAAAAGATGTCAGTCTGTCAGACAACCCCTTCATATTTCGAGTGGTATTACAATCCATTATACCAGTCAACGAAACACCAAGAAGTCTCTCTTCTTCGCAGTTCCTTTTCCACTCACCAGATAAAAATCTAAAGTTCACCAAGGTAGATTGCCACGTACCGAGAATAGTAGCAAGTTTGACCTTTCTTTGTAGAGATTCTGTAGTATCATCTTCTCTGACAACAACTTCAGTAAGATTACAGAACTCTTTATCTCTTAGAATGATCTCAGAGCAGGGATTGGTTCCAAACTCATGATCAATAGTTCGTGTTGAATAACTTTCATCCAATTCCAGTCTAAAAGCATTAGATCTCTCGATTTGCTTTCTGGCAGCATCTCGGTTAAAGATACCACGTTCACCACTCTTGGACTTGTAAAGAGCTAACCACTCTTCCATGAAGATACCTGGCTCTGGCTTCTCTCTATAAGAAACAGAGTTATTTGCTAAAGCACGCTGTGGATCTGCTTCCCACCATGCTCCGCTCTTTGCATCCCTCATACGCTCGTCTGTAAGCGATGACAGAGAGATTAGTGCGGACCTACGAACGCCTCCGACAACCACAATCTCTGCAATTTTACAGATGATATCGTGACATTCGATAGAAGTAAGTTTTCTACCAGACGCTCTTCGGAAGGAGGTGACTGTGAAGTCAAACAACTCTTCAAGTGGTTCCGGTCCACTTGCCCGTCCTCCAAAAGTCTTAAGGCGCTCACCGGCAGCACGAACTTTGCTAGTGTCCCATTTTGGAATTTGACCTCCAATGAGAAGGCTAAACAACTCTCTATACGCCTTCGCCCAACCCATTTTTGAATCCTGTACAACAATTGTCGTATCACTGTCTTCAAACTCCTCTGCTATCGTCGGCAGGGTTCTGATGAGTTCGCGTTCTACTGAGAATCCAACGCCTGTTCCGCACATGAGAATGTACAGAATTTCATCAAACGACTTGACTTTACCAGCACTCACATACGAGCAATTATACCCTGCTACGTTATCTCGCTTGAGTGCGTCTCCTGCTGTCATCAATGCTCTCATTGATGGCATTATTTCTAGGTTTAATACAGCCTCTTCTAATTCTTTCCTAAGCTCATCAGGTACATCGTGATTACAAGTTTCCTTTAGATGATCCACAAAAAAATCAAAATATCGAGATACAGTTTCGTTCCATGTTTCGCGTCTTCCCTCTTCTTCTAGCCACCTAGAGTATCGAGAAAGATGTATAAATGCTTGGTATAAAGAAGGAAGTTCTTTGCTCATGTAATAATGCTCCAATAACGTAATAATATAGGTGTTATTATATAGAAAAAAATATTAATGTCAATGTATTTTTATCGAGAAATATCTCGTGTTATTTCAAAAACACCATTCAAAACAGTACTAACATCGGAGACACCAGTAGCACCGCCAAGAATTTTAGTTGACAGTTCTAAATCATAGAAGTGTCTACCTCTAGGCATTTTAGACGTGGTGGTTGCGTCTATTTCAATATAAACTGCACCAGTAACACCATCATAGTTAAGGCTTATACCACCGGTAGTTCCGGTTGTGCCATTACCCCTAGTAAAATCACCACTGACACCAATACCAAACGAACCGGTAGGATACTCATCAGTCACTTGACATACCATGTCAGTGCTCAGAGGTGATCTTCGTACATGCATCTCTCCGGTATAACCAAGTCCAACTAAATCTACAGCAGTTCTAGATGAATCTAGATGATTGAACTGGAGAATAAAAGTATCTCCCTGAAAATGAACTATGTTATAATCGGTGCTCATAAAGCCATCTCCTAGATTCTAGTTACATTTCCGCTGACATCAATTCTACCGAATAAAATTGTATCATTAATACCTGTAGTATTGCTCAGAACTTGTATATCATATGGGTGTTTTCCTCTAGGAATAGAACCTGAAGTGTTAGAATCTATTTGTATTCTAATAGTTCCAGTAACACCAGAGTAATTTAGTTGAATTCCGCCAGTTAGTCCAGTGACACCAGAACCACTCGAAAAATCACCAGTGGTGCCTTTACCATAAGAACCTTGTGGATAATTGGTTGTCAACTCTGCAAGTAGCACATCAGAATGGGATGATCTCTTTAACTGCATACTCGCGGTATAACCAGCCAAATCAAAAGAAAGACCTCCTACAGTTCTAGCATAAAAATCTAATGTAAAAGTATCACCCTGAACTAAAGATATATCATATTCTGTTCTAGTTGTAGGTCTACTTGTGACATTTGTAATGCTAGAACCTACAGAGGTTTCACCACCAACCGGAACGGTAGATGTAGGAGCCGGTGTCTGATTATTGCTTGATTCTATTGTCATTTATTGCCCTAGTATATACACTATTTAGTAGTAAGACACTTCCAAGAAACTGGAAATAGAGGTGATATCAGCTTTCCTATTACCTTTGCATATTCACGAATTTCCCACTGAGCATGTTCATCGATCCTCTGTGAATAAAATCTGGCATATGCAGCAAGGCTTCCTGTCCAATACCACTCGGTGTACATTCCCTGTGGTAAAACAAATCTTGCTTGTTCAGGTGCAACACCACTTGATATAAGATCATTGTATGTAATCATGCAGCTTTTGATAACATTCTCGTATGTATGTTGAATGTCTGGACTAATTTCTACAAAATCTTCCGAACCCTGTTTAGCACCATTTACTGGTTTACCTCTCCACTTAGGATGATAAAACTCCGGTTCATACGAAACATACCTTCTGCTGATTTCATTTTCTACAAAACCTTGTTTATGTTTAAAAAACTGTGTGCGAATGGAAACAGGAGCTTTAATTCGTAGAGTAATTTGAGGGTGTGCAAATGGTGTCCAGTGATTATAATCTGCAAGATATTTTAACAAGCAAACATCTTTGTCTGACAACTTTTCCAAATCTTGTTCGTAGTAAACAGAACCGGAGTCGTCTAGTCTTTTTCTTGCAACCAGATCCATTTCCCATTCAGTTTCTTTATTGAAAGAAACACGAGCGGCATTACATACCGTAAGATCTGTGCCCATGCTATCAATTAAATCTACTGTTCCTTTGTCTAAAACTTTCATGCTTTACTCCAAGAATTCAATTTCAAAGTTGCTTCTAGTCCACTTACAGTATTGTCGTCAATTATTTTTTTAATTTCATTTGCAGATCTACTGTAAATCATATCATTTATATCTTTATCTGTAATGTGCTCTGGCCATATACAAACTTTATTTCCAGATTTAATTAATTTTTCATTATACGAGATAATCTGAGGATTTCTAGGTTCGTTGTCCAAAACATATACTAGCTCACTCCCCTGAAACCTAGCGGGAATGGTATCAATTGCACCAGCACCCACAATTGCTACAGAATTAGAAATAAATAAAGAGTCTAGTGGTCCTTCCACTACATAAATTCGTTTCTTAGGATTTGCTCTCCACAAACCATACCATAATCTGTCTATAGATTTGTCTGCTTTCACTGTAATATATCGCAAAGTGCTTCTAGCATTAACCTCACCCTTCATTGTTAGAACTCTTCCCTGAGCACCAACAACATCACCCTTTTTGTTGAACATTGGGATTATCAGACGTGGTTCGTATGTTACATCACTATAGTCTGGATCTAACAACTTTGCATATCTACCAAAATTATCAGTGTAGTATAATACATCCCAATTCTTTTTTGGTATTTTACGCAATTCTAAAAATTGAACTGCGACGTGATCATGAGGTAAATCCTTTACGCATTTCAATGGTTTTAACAAATCTTGCTTCTTATTAAACTTAGGCTTCCTCATCAAGGACAACATTTCACTCTCTCCCATATACTTTTTCTTCGGTATATTTTTTTCTTTCCATATCTCTAGAGAATATTCCTTTAAGAGGGCTGGATTGATTTTTTCTATAAAACTATACAAGTCAGATGCATAACCACAGTTATGACATTTCACTAGGTATTTATTATTTTTTTCATAAAAATAGAAACGAGTTTTTGTTTTTTTCTTTTGTGAATCACCACAAATAGAACACCTGCAATTTGCTAACTTTTCCTTTTTCCATGCAAACCTATCCAGTTGAATGGATAATATATCAATATATTTTTTATCAATGTGTGCAGGCAATGTTAGCTCCAGCTTTGAACGCCATTGTTTGTTCGACTAAACTTTTCTTTGAATGAAACATCAAACCCAGATCCAGCCTTTTCTTGACTACTCTGATTAGACTCAACCAAACCGTTTTGCTCTTCTAGATCCACATCATACAATTTCATTTTACTTCTGTTTATTCCTAAGATAAACTTTCTGTTTGAAGCAGCATCATTGTATCTATTTTTTAATTGTTTCACCATAATCTGATCCATAGATTCTAGCTCTTCAGTAGAAATTAAAGCAATCATGAAGTCAGCAGTAGCAGGAAGACCAAACGATTCACTTGTGTCCTCGAGTCCCATATCACTGTTATTAAAACCCTGTCGGTTTACCTGTGTTGCAGAGAAAATAGGAACAGATCTCTCAACAGCTAAACCTCGAAGTTCCTCTGCAATTGCTTTGATGAATGTGTACGAATTTGTATTTCCATTGTTCTTAAGTCTAGATGAAGTACAAATGTTTAGATAATCAACAAAGATGATATCTGGTTTAAATTTCTTTTTTAACCAAAGCTCATCCAATAGATTACGGAAATGTACCACACTAGCAGAAGACGTAGGATACTCCTTAACAATCAACTTACCCTTTGCGTGATCGGAAACTTTCTTTAACTTAGATTTGTAAACTTCTTTAGGTAGTTCTTTAATTTCATCTATTGTAATATCAAAAAGATTTGCATCAATTCGTTCTGCAATTCTCTCCTCAGCCATCTCACATGTAATGTAAAGAACATTCATATTCTGTGAGAGACATCCTGCAGCATGGTGACACAGGAAGAGTGACTTACCTACACCTGTACCAGCCATAACTATGTTTAGTGTTTTCTGTG